CCTACTGGTACATTGCATATCTCTGCTCCTTCAGGCTCTGCACCTACAATGTATTTTGAGCAGTACACATCAGCAACGGATGGAACTCTTGGTGAAATAAGTTTCGGTAATAGAGCAGTTGATGGACAACTTGCATTAATTTCGGTAAAAAATGATGGGGCAAATGATTCTGCACATATTTCATTTAGCACAGAGGTTGCAAGTGGTGCGTTAGCTGAAAGAATGAGAATCACATCTACTGGCTTGGTGGGAATTGGCGGGACACCATCTAACCCATTAGATGTAATTGTAGATGCAACTGATGGGGGATTCAATAAAGTAATTAACATTCTTGATGCCGATACAGATACAACGGCAGATACGAGAATGGCATTAAGCTGGCAAAAGTATTCGACAGGCACTACAGCCGTTGATATGGGTAGCATAGCTATGGGTACATCTCAATGGAGTAGCGTGGCTGGCAATCGTCATACTTACATGGTCTTCAATACTGTTTATGATGGTAGTGCTGGTGAAAAGATGAGAATTACTGATGATGGCAAGGTGGGAATTGGGACTGATAGTCCACAAGCCTCTTTAGAAATTTTACAAGCAAGTAATTTTGCCGCAGACGATAACACAGTTGATAATATCTACCTCAATAGCCTCGGGGCTTCAAGCGGTATTGGTAATTATGGGGCATCAATAGGTTTTTCACGAGTCGCTGGTGGCGATAATAGAAAAGCCGCTATTGTAGCATATCAATCTGATAGCGATGCAGATACGACTGGTTTATCATTTTGGGCGGCAAGTGGAACAGGGGCTGGGGATGACCCGTCTTTAATAATGGCTATAGATGGCAACTCTCGAATCTCACTATCGAATAATGATACTGGCTCATCAAGTACAGTTTTTGGATATGGTGCTGGTATGCCGGGGTCGTCTAATGCTGTTGGAAACATATTTATTGGTCACGAAGCTGGCGAAAATGTAGGTTCTAATGATACAGATGGTAATACCTTGATTGGTTATAGGGCTGGTAGAGGTACTTTTACTTCCACGACAGACCATAATACGGCTATAGGTTACACTGCTTTAAACGCTTTAACGTCTGCGGCAAACAACACTGCTATTGGAAGTGGAGCGGGAGTGGCTCTCACTGAAGGAAATCAAAATGTAATTATTGGTAAAAATGCAGGGGCGACTCTTACGACTTCTGGAAGTAATGTTTTAATTGGAAAAGACGCTGGGTTAGATATATCAGCAGGTCAAACTACTACAGATGGTACTATTGCTATTGGAAAAGAAGCTGGGGCAAATATTACAGAAGCTCTTGGGAATACTGTCATTGGATTTGAAGCGTTAAAAACTACGACTACTGGGTCTCGTAATACTGTAATGGGCTATCAAGCGGCTGATGCTCTTGTCGCTGGCTCTGATTTCAATACAGCTATTGGTTATGCGTCTTTAGGAGCTGGGAATAACGATACAACCCACGAAAATACGGCTGTAGGATATGGGTCTGGAGATTCAATTACCAATGGACATAGTAATACTTGCTTAGGTTCACAAGCAAATGTAAGCTCTGGTGGAGCTGTAAATCAAATTGCGCTAGGTCAAGGTGTCACAGGAACTGGTGATAATGAAATAGCATTAGGAAATACCAGTATATCAGCTATTAAAGCACAAGTTACAAGCATAACTGCATATTCTTCAGATGAAAGAACTAAAAAAGATGTAGCAGATTATGATTTAAAAGGTGTTGATTTTATAAAAGAATTAAACCTAAAAACATATATCTACAAAAATCCAGCAGATTTTCCAGACGAAATACGAGATAGTAAATGGGATGAAGATGGTGTAGAAAAACCAAAAGACCCAACAGAAACACAAGTTGGATTAATTGCACAAGAGGTTCTATCGGCACTTGCAAAGCATGGCGTTGGGAATACAGAAACTTATGCACCTACTCAAGAAAATGGTATTAAAACTTTAACCTATGGCAATCTTATATTTCCATTAATAAAAGCAGTGCAAGAATTATCTGCAAGAGTAGAAGAATTAGAAGCAAAATAATTAATTAACTAACAAGGAGTCAATAATGGCTAAAAAAGACAACGAACAAAAGCCAGTCTTGAATCTTGATGATAAAGAGTATATCATAGAAGACATGACTGATTATCAGAAATCAATACTGGAAGACATCAACAACTATCAAGTCCAGATCAATAGATTAGATCGATGGAAAGCTGGTCAAATTCATGTTCTTCGGGAATCATTAAATGCTAAACCTGAAGAAGTAGAAGCATGATTGTACGTCGATGCGCTCAAGATCACGATGTGGTACTTCATAAGAATACGAAGCCAGAGATGGTTAAAACTATTAAATTATCTGATGGCTCTATGAGTTCAGTTACTTATCCATCTTCGGCAAAAGATTACTTCCTTTGGGTAGATGGTGAAATCGTTAAACGATCAGACTCATTTCAAACTTGTGAAGAAGAATTTGTGAAGGAATGTGCTAAAAAGCATTCTAATGGTCATGGGCGCATTGACATTGTTAAACATAAATTAGTAAATAATAAAGTGGTAGATCGATAGATGTGGATTACTTCTACAAGTTACGATATTCCGATTATTTGGAAAATAAATGAATGAAGGTGCAAGAAGTTACAAAGGCGAAGTCATTGGTGATTCAATGGCAATTACTATTAACATCAAATGGTTGGCTCAAATAGGTGTACTGATTGGAATGTTGGTGTATGGCTATTATCAGATTGAAACTAGAATTACAAATCTTGAAAATGAAATGTCTGAAGCAAGTGAAGAAATTGCATCTCTATTGCAAAAGCACATGATAGAAGAGCAATCTGAGAGACAGAAATTAGAAGAAAGAGTAGCGTTTTATGAAAAAGAATTTAATATTAATCCATTAAGTTGGGGAAAGAAGAAAAAGAAATGAGTAAGTTAAACGATTTTCTATTACAATTTGGTGCTGATAAATTTATGCACTTTATGGTTGGTGCTGCAGTCTATGGTGTTACTGAATCATGGATTATTCTGAGCTTAGTTGCATTTGGTAAAGAATGGTACGATCATTTAGACTATGGAAATTGGTCAAATAAAGACATAGTTGCTACTATGCTCGGTGGAATATCTGCTTTTATTTCCAAATGGATGTGGGCTATGATACCATTTGAGGTTTATTAATGGACTTTTTAGCTATATATGGCGAAGCAGGCATGATAGGCGTAGTAGGTGTTATGTTTGTCTACTTAGTAATGTCCTTATCTAAAAAAAGCGAAGCTCAACAAGAAGCTTTAGAAAATTTGAAAATTGAAAATAAAGGTCAAAGCGAAACATTAGAGAACATGGAAGGAATGATTATCAAGTTGATTGGAAGATGGAACACTAGCGACGATAAACTAGATAGAAAATTTGATGCAATTACTAAAGAGATTAATGATTTGGATAATCAAGTTTCAGAATTAAAAGGTTCTATGAGTAGAATAAACGGAAGGCATTAATGGATAGTTTAAAAGTATCTGCGGTTTCATTTACAAACTATGGATTTTATTTAGCTGAAATAAATTTGTTTCTACAATGCGTCGTTGCTATAATGAGCATTGTATATTTAAGTTACAAAATAACAAAGATAAAAAAGGATAACTGATATGTTAATGAAAATGGTAGCAGATGAGCTTTTCTCTGACGAAACTAGAGATGAACTTATTGACGAACTCAACAAGGCTGTGGATATTCCAATCATTTCTGAAAAAACAGAAAAAGCAATAATGGAAGCCGTTTGGAAACTAATCAAAGCTGTGCTGTTGAAAAAATTAGGAGTATAACATGAAAGCAATAACTGCAATTCTTTTTATTGCTATTCTTAATTCTAGACCTTACTCACCGCAACCTGTCCAGGTAGATTCATCTATAGTTGCGATGGAAGATATTAAGAAGAAGAAAAAGAAAAAAAGCAAAAAGGTTGGTAAGAAAGGTAAGAAAAAGAAAAAAGGTTTTTTTAAAAAGTTTAAAGGTGCTAAATAGTGCCTAATCGCGCAGCAAAAGAGCGCAAGCGCATCAAGCGTAAAAAGAATCGTATGCTACAAACGCAAGGCAGAACTGCCAAGCAACGTATGAAAAAACGGAAAAAAAGGCATGTTAGATAAGAAACAAATACGTGGCATCATTAATGATGTCTTACAAAAGTTAGGCGAAAAATATTGTAATTCTAAAGCGCTGGACTTAGTATATAATACTGGCTTAGTCGAGTCTAAGTATGTCTATCTGAAGCAGATTAAAGGTCCTGCTGTCGGCATGTTCCAGATTGAACCTTGGGTGGGTGTCTCGACATGTAAAGACTATCTTCAGTTCCGAGAATCACTAATGAAAAAGGTTGCAGAAGTTTGCAAATTAGATTGGAAATATTTCATCGAACCAACTGAAGATGATTGGCGTTATATACTCACTACGAACATTGCAGCGCAAATTGTGTTCTGTAGATTGCACTATTGGCGCGTACCAAAGCCATTACCACAGACATTAGAAGAGCAGGCAATGCAATGGAAGCAGTATTACAACACAGCGAAAGGCGCAGGTACACCAAAGAAATTTATTGAAATCGTTAAAAAATATGGATGAATCTGAAAGAATCGATAAAATGATTGGCTTAATGCATGAATTACAGTCGCTTTGTCACGAATTAGATGATCCGAGAAAAGATGTAGATGTGATTGTCGGTACAATCATTGCACTGATCATATGCGCAGACATTCCCGATGTCACCATTTTACCTACTAATGAAACCGAGATGGCACAAGCATGAGTTATTTAACCGCATTTTGTAATGCGACCACTGATTTACAGGCAATTGTAAGCGATATTGACAAATATGATCGCAAACGTGTACTAATGTCCAACTGGACCAATCCAAGCAGTAATACATACCGCCTCAGTAATGTAGGTTATATCGAAAATTTATACAAAGATGGTGTAGAATTAAGTAAGGTAAGCGATACGCCTGATGCAGATAATGAATGGAAATATACAGAATCTACTGACTCTGTTGATTTTTATTTAGCATCATCATCAGTTTCAGCACTGAATAGTAGTGTATTTGAAGCTGGGCAAGATTGGGAAGATTTAAAAAATCGTGTGATCAAAGAACAGGCAGATCATATGCGCAGTTACTTGAATCGGCCGATCTATAAAAGAAATAATTCCAATTATCAAGGCGCAAGCGATAGAGCGTATGATTTCGTAGTGATTAGATGCAATGCGTTATTGGCATGCGCTGATTTAGTGCGCAGTCAAGACTCAGAAAAAGCTGCTGAATTAGATGAGCAAGTTTTAGGCGATGATGGATTACTCACCAAGTTAAAGCGTCGTGACTATTTGATGTGGAATGAAACCACATTCAGAACTGAATCTGGTATAATTTCAGAAATTAGTATTAATTCATCCACTACTGGATACATCGAAGATATCAAGCAGTTTGGTCCACCTGCTACCGATTATGATGAAGTGAGAGTAGTCATCAGCACCGCAGGTACATTTAGTCCTGGAACAGCATCTACAGTGAAGTATGATGTCTATACAAAAGATGATACTGGTTTACGTAGATATAAGGCAGTGGACGCTGAAGTGATTAATGGTGACTATCAGCCACTTGCGTATGGCGCAGCGATTCGTTTTCAGGCAGGCGTTTATACGTTGAATGATGAATGGTCTGTGACTTTTCAGTCGGATGAAGTGCAAGTAGGTTCGGTGCGCAGTGGGCAGATTTATCGATAATGGCCATTACATTTAATAATGTTATATACGATCGAGTCATTGATAGTCTGCATACTATTATCGCAAATGAATTTGGGATACAGATATTTTATGATGAACATCGAGGCAATCAGAGTTTTCTTCTCCAGCCAATTGGCGATGAGCTTAATGAACAAATCAATGTCGGAATGGTTAGAGAATATACTATCCTTATCAGCTATCAAGTGGATTTCGCAGGTAACTATACCAAGGAAAGTTTTCGGCAGATCGCATTGATTGCAGAGCGCATGAAAAGATTAATTTACAATAATAGAAATTACACAGTATCAGGCACAAGACAATTTTCTAATGCTGTCATCGACAATACTATATATGAGCGTGATGAAGATAATCCTGATTTACTTCGCGCAGAGATGACTGCTTTAGTGTCAGCAATGGAGATTATAGGATGATTTACAAAGCAAAAGAATCATATTTTAAACTCAAAGATGATGAGAATTTTTGTGCGCATTGGAGTTCTAATAAGCATAAGTTATTAGTTTTAGGATGTGAAGTAGAAATCACATCTGTACCAAAAGCATTAGAAAAACATCTTGAAAGAGTAGATATTAAAAAGAAATCAAAGGAAGATAAGTAATGGCTGAAACGAATTTTCAATCACGATCCGATATATCTGTTGGTATTGGTAGTAAAGGCAGTGCTGTCAATTTAGGCACATCACATGCAGCAGGCGATACATGGAATTTTTTACAAGTAATGGATTTCAATATCCAACATGCTGGAGCTACACTGGACGTAGCGCCTGGAAAAAGTGGTATTTATGGGCAGTTAGAAAGCCAAGGTCATCATCGCCCAGACACTATGATGTATGAAGTGACATTAACTATGCGCGGTACACCAACCGCAGTGCTAAAATCATGCTTGGCATTATTTAGTGAAGGTGCAAGTGCAGCAGCATTAACTCCAGCGTCCAGCACTGGAACTATGAAACATGGTACTGGTAGCACAGATGCAGTAACACTGTTATTTAAAAATGGTGGTTCTGATGCGAGTAACATTAGTTCAGTAATGGTAGGTTGTTTTTGCACATCCATGACACTACGTGAAGATGTAGGTACTAATGGTGGAGAAATGGTTGTAGAATCAACATTTGTGACTGGATATAGACCAGTTGAAAATACATTAGCTGCAAGTGATGAAACAAAAGACACTGCTTCACCAAAAAATATCTTCTCTCTTGCTACGCAAAATCTTAATAGCCAACCACTTGTATTAAATTCATGGGAAATCAATATTACTCGACCATTGGCAAGAGTGGGTTATATTGATACCACTGACTATAATCCATATGGATATGTGCAAACTGGTCCATACGAAGTGACTGGCAATCTTTTGACAAAACGTGATGACACAATAGAAGATTTAGCGACAAATTTAAAAGGTAATAGCGCAGGTATTGCAATTGATTTGGCAGAATCCAGTGGTTTTACAATTTCTATTCCAGATGCAATGATAGATAATTCACAGCCAGAAAATGGTGAATATATGCTACAAAATATACCATTCAGAGCATTTGCAGCAAGTGAAACTGCAACGATAATTTCAATCACGATCGCTTAAATCACGCCATTTTCATCTATACAGGATGAAAAATGAAAGTCAAAACTGATCATGGTACATTTGACGTACCTGACATTACATTCAAATCGAGAAGAGAACTCCATAAGTTAGAACTCCAGGCAGTTTCCATTACTGGCGAAGTAAAGCCAGAGAAGTTTTATGATGTCCTGGATTGGATTCTCAATTTTGCGTTTGACGATCCCGAAAAATCACTTGGTAAATTAGACGATAATAATATTGACTCTGTATTAATGTCGATATATAACGCATATAAAGAGCCAAACGCAAAAAAGTAATCATGCACCGAGTTGCGATGTGGATGTCATATAAACAGCAACCATCTCGCAACTTACAATTTCCATACACTGCGCAGTCTCCCACGCTAAAGCACAGTATTGAATATGATGAAGAAGAACTGTGGGCAGAGATTGTACGCATTCTTGATCAAAATCCAGATGGTAAATTCACGCAAGGTGCAGCGTTATATCACTCCTTAGTGTTCTGCGCTGACTCCACTTATTTTTTAAACGCAGAGACTATACATACACTCGAAGAATATATGACGATGAAGCGATTCAGTTTGCCTTTAGCGCAGACACTCGATGACGCTGAATATCACCGCATGGTCATCTTTTCCGCTATAGATGAAGAATTTAATGCACTCCAACAAGAAGATATAAAGAAGAAAAATGGCTGAAAAAAAGTTTATTATTGAAGTCCGTACCAAAGGATTTTCCAAAGCTACGAGAGATTTTGACAAATTAAAGAATAGCGGTAGTAATTTTAATAAAACGCAAGATAGAATGCGTGGCAGTAGCGATGGCTTTCGTGGTTCATTAGGCGCATTACGGAATCAAATTTTAGTTTATACTTTTGCTATTGGTGGTGCGGTTGGTGCGATGAATAAGTTCATCAGCGCATCTCAAGGTTTCCAAGATGTCAAAACTCGTTTAGTAGGCTTAACTGGAAGTGTGGAAGCAGCAGAACAGGCATTTCAAACTTTTAATCAGATTGCTTCCACTACACCATTTGCCTTACAAGATGTAGTGAACGCAGGTGCGCAGTTAGAAGCATTTGGTGTGGATTCTGAAGCGACATTATCGGCAGTTACTGACCTTGCTGCGTTCATGGGAACTACTGCAACTGAAGCAGCTAATTCATTAGGTCGAGCCTTTGCGGGGGGAGCAGGCGCGGCTGACATCCTAAGAGAGAGAGGAATACTCCAATTAATTAAAGATTCTCAAGGCATTGCAGATTTATCCAAGACTACACTGCCTGAATTTAGACGAGCATTACTTAATTCATTAGTTGATCCCGCAGCACGTATTGCAGGTAGCGCAGATCGCATGTCAAAAACATATACTGGTGCTGTGAGTAATATGCGAGATGCAATGACTCAATTCTCTGCGCAACTTGGTGATGTAATTTTACCAAAATTAACCGAGTTAGTCATTGCGATTGAAAACACGTTTCGAGAAGCCAATATACAGCGTGTAATTCAATTTGGCACTGCGGTTAGCACTGTTAGTGCCTTCTTCGTAGTGTGGAATAAGCGTTTGGCTATTACTGCAGCACTTACTTTTCAATGGATGACAGTACTCAAGGCGCTTGGAGCAGTTCTCGCTATATTTGTAGGAGACAGAATATTACAAGCTACGAATGCATTTAGCTCATTAAATACACAAACGAAGCAGAATGTAAAGTTTGTGCAATCAGCGCAACAGAAGATGCGTACATATATGCAAACTTTGCAACAAACGACTATTGTATTGGGATTACAAGCTGACGTACAACAACGTATTAATACTATGATGTCTGAAGCTGCAATTTTGACTTTGAAAAACAATGGTGTGGATGAAAAACGTATTGCTATCGCACAAATGTTACTTGAAACTCGCAATAATTTATCAGATTCATTAAAAGATGTGGTAGAAATTGATAAGCTCGCTGCTGTTCAAGGAAAAATTAATTTTCAAGTCAGTGCAGAAGCGACAGATGCGCAACGAGAAGAAGCAAACGTACTATTACGCTTAATCCAAGAAAAAGCACAACATATTATAATAATGGATGAAGTCAATGCAAACAGCCAAAAAACCATCGATACCAGTAAACAGGTTGCATCCGCTATCTTAGGTATCGCAGGCGCAATGAAATCATTAGGCGATGCAGCCGATGATCCTAATAGACAATTGAAAATTTTACTCCAAACAATGGGTAGTTTATTAATGATGTCTCCTAGTACACAAATACCTGGCGCTCTTTTACAAGCAGGCAGTATGTTCATTGGTCATACAGGTGGATTAATCAACAATAATGGCATTCAGCGCTTCGCACAGGGTGGTATGGTACAAGGCCGAGATAATGTTCCAATCTTAGCACAATCTGGCGAGTTCATCATGCAAAGAAGTGCAGTACAGAATATAGGCGTAGAGCAATTAGCGCAAATGAATCGTAGCGGTAGCGCAGGGAATAATGTCACAGTGAACATTTCTGCGCCATTGATTGATGAACATATAGTAGATACTATCATCCCCGCAATTAATAACGCAGTAGCAAGTCAGCAAGCGAAGATTGGTTAATGGCGATTTCAAATACACCAGCTAATTCAAATATAACAGAGAATTGGTTATTTGAGTTTAGTGCGGATAATGAACATTGCGTAGAATTTGATGGTAGTGCAGATAATATTTCATTTGGTGATGTATTAGGTCTATATACCAGTTTTACCTTAGAAGCGTGGATCAAACCAGACGCATATAGCGGTAGTAGTGGAGAACAAGTCATTGTGGCCCGAGGGCATGATGGTAGCACTGCTGCCAAAAATACGAATTGGTATATGTCTTTATCAAATGCGGGATTAAAAGTCTTTTATGAATATGGTACGGGTTCTAATGCAGCAGTCACTGCGACAACATCTGCCATTACTGCTAATAATTGGCATCATGTTGCTGTAAGTAGAAATGATAATGATTCAACATTCAGATATTTTGTTGATGGCGCTCTCATAACTTCAAGTACAGCTAGTGGTGTAGCCAATGATCCTTCAGGTGGTGGCGATGGTCTGGTGACGATTGGCGCTGATTATAATGGTGGTAATGAATTTGATGGAGAAATTGCGCATGTCCGTGTTTGGAACATAGCACGTACTGCGGGTGAAATTAATCAATCATATAATAGAATGGTCGATAGCACAGCAAGTGGATTAGTGGGATACTGGAAATTGAATGAAGGTTTTGGTACAACAGTATATGATAGTAGCACTAATAGTAATACAGGCACACTGAATAATGCCACATGGTCGCTGAATAACTTTGATGAACGCATCCATGCATTTGGATTAGCTTTCGCTGATACTACGATTAGTTCCAATAGATTTCATGGTTCTGTACTCTCACCATCAATCAGTATACGTGACAGCATTGATATCGTTCAAGGCACATCATCTACATCTAATATTAGCATCGAAACCTTTGATGTCAATATTGATTCACGAAAACTATCAGAGATTATATATAATGGACCTTCCGACTTTCATAACAAAGTTGTAAAGGTATATGCACGCTATGGTAGTGAGAGTACATTAGCGTCTTGTTCACAGATTTTCGTTGGTCGCTTAGTCAATGTTACCTTAAATGACCAAAAGATTAAATTAGATATCCATAGCCATCGACCTTGGGATAAAATATCTATTCCGCAAGTGCAGCATGAAAAATACAATATATATGAACCTGTAGTATATGGGAGTTATAATTATTCTGATGCGCAAAGTGGAGCAGAAAATGATGCAGCTTATGGAGGTGTATTCCCAGTCCCCATATTGTACACTGATAGGAACATTATTACTACATTAATGCCGCGATCATACACATCTGGTTCAAATTGTTATTTACATCATTATGTTGGGTATGACCATTTTTGTTCTATACGTCAGGAAGGTACTGGCACAAATTTAGTGGAAACAACAATCACACAAAATGGTGTTAATATATTAGAAACACCCACTGATCAACGTGCAATTGGTTATATACGCACGAATCAATCTTCATTTGATTTTTCTGGATCAGTAACATATTTAACCAATCCAGAACGCGCTACTGATTTTAATTTAGACACGGGAGCAGCCGATACATCTACATATGCAACCGCAGATATAAATGACATTGATGATGTAAGATATCTAACAGTGCAAACTCCTAATAAACAATTTGCAGTCACTATTATTGATGCTGTGAAGATTAAGTATAGTATACAGTGGGATGATGGTTCGGGAGATGATCAACAGTATGAAGTAGATTTTTTCAGTAATGAATATGATTCTACAGCAGATGATTTATTATCGACTCCATCTACTAAACTTATAGGAAGCGGTATCTCGACTCATGAGTTTTCATTTAACACTCAACCAGCTAATTCTATTGCGAGTGAAAATGCATTATTATGCCCAGATGAATTACTGATCAAATGGAAAGCAGAACACAATGCGCCATTATATGATCACGAAGATCACGAGCTGCGTGTATATGATATACAGTTACGTTATGAGAATCGATTTAATTATAATGATGATGATGCAAAGAGATTAGCAGATTTAGATTATTTTTATTGTGGAGCTGCTGGACTTACAGCATCCTGGGATTCAGGAGCAATTTCGCATGGACATGATGCTCACCGCGACTTATTGCAACGATTTGGCGGTATTAGTAGTAGCGATCCAGATAATTGGAGTGCATTGGATACTGATCGTGCAATTGATGCGTGGAAAATTAGATTTTGGGCGTTAGAACCGACATCTTTACAAGCGTTACTTGATAAAATTGCGTATGAATTTTGTTTTGTGTATAAGATATCACCAGCGACAGGTAATCTCAAATATATTTATGTGAAGCAATCCAGTGAATTATCTGCATCCTTAGATTTATCGAAAAAAGATTTAATTAACATTCAGCTTCAAACTACTGGACTATCATCCGTTTTAGTGGATGCTACAGTGAATAACAAATTGCATCCTGCGGAAGCAAATCGCTACTATGCTACGCAGAATATCACCGACAATACCAAGCGTGTAAAATATAATTTAGGTGAAAAAGAAGGCAAAGAAGAATTTAATTTAGACTATAATGTTGGTACAATACCAAGTAGTGCCAACAGTGATTGCAACGCAGATTGGTATTCATATCAATCCAATTTACGAGATGATATGAAAGCAATTATTACTGCTGATGTTGTCAATCCAGCAAAAGGCTATCAATTAGAAACAGGTGACATAGTCACTTTTTCTGATATGCCAATAGAGATTTTTGGCACAGATTTTAGTGCAAGTAAATTTTTTATGATTACGCAGACCAATAGGCGTATCGGAAAAGTAAGTATTACAGCAAGGGAAATAGCATAATGGCAAATATGAATATAAGAACACCGAGATTTTACACTGACATAATTAACTATCTAATGGCGCGAGGTGTGGCGCAAAATGGCGAATTTGATGTTATCAGTGGCAGTGACCTTATAAGTACGTTTACGGCTGGAAGCGAAGCAGAGTTATTTGACATGAAACCGCTAAATAAATGCAGTTGGGACACTCATTCTGATGCAACGAAGAGAGCAGATCATGTATTGATCAATATTGATCTTCAAAGTGAAAACTATAAGCAAAACTATATAGCGATTTTGAATCATAACCTTAACTCAGCACAAGGTAAGATACGAATTTTTGCTGGATCAGCAGCTACTGAAGTAGATGACGTAGATGGCGCGGGGGCATCTACTGGTGATATTAATTGGAGTTCTGTAACAGTGACACAAATTCTGAATGCTGATAGCATTAATACAGCTGCCGACAATAAAAGCGTCGTAATTGAGCCAGCAGCAGATGGATCAACTATTTTTTCTTTTGACCAACAAGATTTGCGTTATTGGGGGATACAATTTGAAGGTGCTAATGGAGATACGTCAGCAGCAGCTACAGATGGAGATTTTGACAGCAGTACATCGCTGTATGTATCGAACATAATGATTGGAGAGTATTACGACATGAGTCAAAGGCCAGATTTAAATTTGACAAGATCAATTATGTTTGATAAAACCAAAATCCAGGAATCAGTGGGTGGGCAAAGATATTCTACCATGACGTCATTCGGAGGACAATCTGAAAGCGGAACAACGAAATCTCCTTTCAAATTAGCATCTAAAAATTGGACGATGTACGGAGGAAGAGTTGCTTATGATCTTAATTTCAGTTATCTAGCAAGCAGTGATATAATGCCAACCAAGTATGCCTCTGTTCAATACGGCGAAGATACAGTTGTCGAAGATGTGTGGAATATCACTCATGGAAATCATATTCCATTTATTTTTACTGCTGATAAAGATTCAACTGGTACTGATGCTGAAGGAGATTATCTCTTCTCAAGATTTTCTCAAAATTCGTTTCAAATGGATCAGGTTGCACCTGATGTATTTAATATCTCTATGAGGATAGAAGAAGAATTTTAGTTGACAAGTGTTGACAGGCTTTATTAAGTTTTGTCAACACTATGAAGCCATTAACGCAACATATGAGAGAGTGTGAATTTTCGCTCCGTCAATTAGCTAGACAAATAGCGCTCAGTCCGAGCATGCTCTCCAGGATGATCAATGGTCATCGTAGATTTCGACACGAACACAAGATAAAGATTTGTAACGTATTGGGCATTAAGATGGAGTTCATCCAATGGCCAGATTAATTTGTTTACCTGTGGGCAGCGCTGTCCGAAATGACAACCTCACAACTACACCCTCTCTCTCTCATGTCATTAGGCGCTGCCCATGATCCTTACTATATACATTAAAGAGAAAGATGATAGAATTAAATTTGCGCAGGAAGTGCGCAATTTAGTGGATGAATCCACAACTTATATACCGCGTGAAAATCCAGTAGTGAAAAGTGACATAGGAGTCAAGGCTGATGTCAGTCAAGATCAATATGAAGCAATTATTGCACTGATCGAAAGACGCGGTTACACGTATAACGAATACATAAGGAGTTAAGATGAGTGGACTATTAGAAGCTACTTACAGCGTGCCATCTAATGGCGAAAGTAGTTTTATGAAGTTGGTCAAAGGTGAAAATAGATTCCGTGTACTAGGTAAACCAGTGATGGGCTATATATACTGGCAGGATGACAGGACACCAGTGCGAATCAAAACAGCAGCAGAAGCGCCTGCGGGTGAGAAGCCAAAGCATTTTTGGCAAATTCCTGTATGGTCGAGTGATGCAGTGAAAATACTGGATATTACACAAGCGACTATCCAAAAGCAATTAGCTGAATTGGATCGGAGCAGAGAGTGGGGAAACTTACTTGAGTATGATGTGGTGGTCAATCGTAATGGCGATGGTATGGATACTACATATATGGTGACACCATGCCCAAAAGTGCCAGTTACAAATGACATACAAGATGCCTACAAGGCTTTCCAGGATGATTATGATCCTGAGAAAGTTTTTGAGAGTACGCCAAGCGAAGAAGAAGAACTACCTTTCTGATGCCTTCTTCCGCATCCCGAAAAGGCTATAAAGGTGAAGTCGAGGTCGTTGAGTTACTGCGCGATCTCGGCTTCATAGCCGATAGATCATGGGGAAGTGATGGACGTAGTTTCGGTGAGAAAAGTGATATTGATGTCAAGGCTACGAAAGGTGACCTGACAATTTTAGTGCAAGTCAAGCGCAGAAAGAAACTGGCAGATTTTTTATCATTTAAGAATGCGGACGTAGTTATGGTCCGACAAGATAGAAAGCCTTGGCTGTGGATAGTCAAGCATGCATGGATGAAAAAATTATTTAATAGCGGGGCTGTAGATAACCATAAACCCGAAGATGGCGTGTCTAATGATCGTGATAGTCAAGCCCCGCAAAACTTATAATGGAGAGAGAAATGCCATACCCAATGCAACGTAAAATCAAAAATTTAGCTACGATGGTAGAAACAGTATCATATTCCATCAACAAAAAATTAAAACCATATATAAAAGACGGAGACAAAAGATTGGATTTATGCATTGATATATGTGATGATATTATACGCAATTTACGTAATGGCAAACTGCAATGATTTACGCAGAGTTTAATAAATTTAGAAATGATTTTTTTGCAACCGCGTCAAAGGTAAGTGACAGCAAATCAATAGAATACACCATCAGTAATGAAGATAAATTCTATAATTTCAAGCACGTTGCGGAACGTCTTGGAATTACACCAAAGCAGGCGCTGATGGTTTATGTACTGAAGCATGTTGATGCCATTACCAACGACGCAAAAACAGGAAAAACATACAGCGATGAAACCACATACCAAAGATGCCTCGATGTGGCAAATTATATGGTATTATACGCTGCATTACACAAAGAAGATGAAAATAACACTCAATCAAATGGAACTGAAAGTAGCGAAGGAGATAGCCCAAGCGAAAATGAATCAGAACCAGCAAAATGGAATAATCTCCAACGGACAACGTAGACTTGAAATAGATATGCGCGGTGTGTGCGGAGAATTAGCCGTTTGTAAGAAATATAATGCTTATCCCGATATGATGATTGGACCACATTATAGCGGATATGACCTAACTGTCAATCATAAGAAAATTGACGTTAAAACTACCAAGTACAATCCTGCCTATCTCCAGGCAAAATTAAAAAAGAAACCAAAAGATTTAGACGCATTTATTTTAGTGCATGATGCGTCACCTACATTTACATTACTAGGATGGATGATTGCTGATAATTTATTAATGCAAGAATATGTGCGTAATACAGGCTATGGTGAGATGTATACTATGGAGTCCAATGAATTATGGACTATGGATACATTCGAGAGATATGCATACCACACATAAAGGTCGGATTGGAGAGTTAGCAGTGTACCAGGATTTACTCACACAAGGTTATAATGTATACGCACCATTGGTGGATACAGAGCAGGTGGATTTGGTGGTGGAAACCACAAGCGGATTGATGAAACGTGTGCAAATCAAAACAGTAATGGAATTGAAGCGCGGAACATCGATTGAAGTGAATTTGACAAAGTATAAAAACACAAATCGTGTAGATGTGGTAGCAGTGTACTATTTGCCAAAAAATATAATCGCCTATGTACCATACGATAACTCACATGCGCTGAGTTTGGCGCTGAAGACGGGCAAAAACAATCAAATAAAGGGCAGGAAGTGGTTTTATTCTTATGAACTATTTCCTGAGTTTAGTTAATGGAAGCACATTACGCAGGAAGCATCGCCTATGATAATGATCAAGGTGAATGGGAAGATCAAGTAGTTATGGCGTTTACATACGCTGATTTTATTAAAGATATGAAAGCATTAATGAAACGAAAACGGCACAGCGAAGTGTTTTTCGCAGTGTTTCGTGATAAGGACCTAACAGAACATGACATTTCGCAGAAAGTTAAAGAAGATATTGGGTAGACTGATCCGCAAGTATCCAAATGATGCAGATTTGGGGCGTGCGCTGCGTAAGTGGTATTGGGAGAGAGTATGATATACCACACATTTGTAGCGCATAAAAAATCATGGCATAATACAGATAATGATGCGAGAACCGCAGATAAATTGATCCACTATTGCCCATCATGTAAAAACTGCTATGAAATTATCAATCATAATTGTCATTATTATTCTGATTTTCCGAGATATGGAAAAAAGAAAAAAACTTGTAAATCTTGCGCCCGACAAAAATGCAAATAGTGCTTAAAAACACGATACAAATGAAACGGCTATGGTGGATGCTACCATGTCGGGCGTGAAGAATTAACCTAAAGGAGTGAAACATGAGATACTATTGGGAAGCGCTTTTCAGCGTAGAATACTTTCCGTACTGGGAATTTACAATGCTAATGGTGCTATTATTGAATTTATCCATGCTATGGAGATTGCACCGCATAGAACATAAAGTACATAAACTATATGACGAATTAGATGAATTAATCCAGGAGTTATGTAATGATAATGTTTGATATCGCAGAATGGGTAGCAAACCTATTTATATTAGGACTTGGACTCATGTTTTGGGCGATTTTTATGGTAATTGTTTTACTAACCATTAATGAACTATACAGGAGATATCACAGTGAGCAAGACTAAACTACATGGACAGAACTATGTCCTCAAGAATGGGAAACGCGCAGCAAGTGTGACTACCATTATTAATAATCAGTTAGGATGGAATAAAAATACACTGATTGCATGGGCGAAAAGAATCACAGCGCAGGGCGAAGATGCAGATGCAGTGATGCGTGAAGCAGGTGACATTGGAACGTTGACACATATACTAATTCAAGGATATTTGCAAGGTTTTGATGTTGACACACGAGATTTCACACCGAATCAGGAAGCACAGGCACTGCGAGCATTCGCAGGATTTATGCAGTGGTATGATAAGGCGAATTTTAAAGCATTAGCCTGCGAATTTGCGCTTGTGAATGAAGAACTCAAGGCAGGTGGTACAGTGGACGCAATTGGGAAAATAGGAGATGATTTAGTCATTGTAGACTGGAAAACATCAAAAGGTGGTCCATACCCAGAAATGATTGTGCAACTCGGTGCATACACTATGATGTATGAAGCCATACAGCCAAAAGCAGAGATTAAATACGGAATTATAATGCGATTTGGCAAGGAAGATGGAAAATTTCATCAGCATACGATAGATCGGGAGCGTCTTGATGCTGGTGCGCAGGTGTTCAAACACTGCTGCGCATTGTATATCTTACGCGCACAGCTTTGAAACAGTTTGAGCGTGTGAGCCGTGACGGCAAACGCGCTTGGTGTCCTGACTGCGACGATCACACACGCAAACAAGGTTCTGTACAACTAAATGAAGAATTTGCGTACTGCCATCGCTGTATGCGTACCTGGTCGTTTGATCGGGATGATGATTATACTCCGCGTGTAGAATATAAACTGACGAATACAGCACCAGTACGCACGGATAAAAGTGGGTACGCAGAGTCAAGGCACAGGTTTATTGATAATTGGCAATTGATTATCAAACAAATGCAACTACCTTGGAATGATAAGTGTTTAGATATGCCTGTGGGTGTGCGCAGAGATGATAAGAAAGAACTACAATTAGTTTTCCAAATTAATGATAATCATGTAAAATATCATAAAGGACCGCAGTTCGGTGATGCATCGTGCAAGGTGTTCAGTTCTCCTCTTGCTCCGTCTGAACACTTGGTGATTGCTGAAGGTGAAAAAGATGCGATTACCGCTTACTGCAATGGCGCACCTGCGCTGACATTTACGTCTGGTGCGGGTGCGCTGCCTGAAAAGCTAACCTTGCCTGATAAATATAATAAGGCATACATAGTGTACGATAATGATGAAAAAGGCCGTGAAGGTGCTAAAAAAGTGGCTACAAGGCTATTTAAGCATGGGATGGAGTTGTATGTTGTAAAGTGGAATGGGCAGCCAGACAAATATGACTTAACTGATTGGTTCAATGATGGGCGCAGTATGAGTGATCTTTTGGATATGTGTGAACGCTTTGGTGATACGCCCGAAGATTTGGGCGGGATGAAAAGCTATTCACCAGCGCAGTTTATGGATGCATTCCAGGAGATGCCAGAACCTATCATTGATGATCTATTTTTTGAACGAGATTTGTTTGGGATCGCTGGTGGGACGAATGTGGGGAAATCGGTGATGTCGTTTCAGCTTGGGATGTGCTTGAGTTTAGGAGTGCCATTTATGAACTTTAGAGTGCCGAAAGCCAGGAAGGTGATGCATGTACAGTTTGAACTGAAAGATGCGAGTTTTAAAGGTATGATCCAGCGCAATGCGCAGGAAGTTTTAAGTAAATATCCCGTGGAAGCGCAGCGCTGGGAAAAGAATATGACTATCCTGAGTACAGGGCAGACGGAAGTGTTTAAAGATAAATGGGAAAAGATCGATAAAAACCTTACGTTTGAAAAACATGATGTACTCATAGTAGATAATTTGTATACGTCCACAAGTAAAGATACTTCCAAGAATACTGATGTGATGGACCTATTGCGGACGATTGTGGATATTAAGAATAATCACCAGGTGGCTATCGTTTTAGTGTCACACCATAAGAAACTGAATGAACAAACTCCGCTCGATGTGAGTCAGATGCTTGGCGGTTCTGCGTACTCAAATCATCTGGACGGCATTATACAGCTCGCAAGTAGTAGACGTTTACCAGGACTGAAAGTGATGAAAATAACGAAACTGCGCTGCCAGAATGATCTGCATAATATACCACTCGGTGTGAAATTACATAATGATCAGGAGCGCGGATTGTATTTTGAGTATGTGAAAGCACTACCGAAGAATGAAATGTTCTGGTATACCGATCCGCAGGAGTCGATGGAAGAAAAGGTAGTGAAGGCCATTGTGACAGATGGGCATAACTTTGGTAGAGAAGCATTCGCCACTGCGCTGGATGAAGTGGTAGGTTTGAGTAGCAATAATGCGGTGACTAATTGGTTGGATAAATTGATTACGCAGGGACTGATAAGTAAGATTGGACATGGTCAATATTGTAAGCTGGAGACTGAATTGGATGAATTATTGTAAGGTACTAAGCGGTGAGAGAATGGAGAATATGGGGAATATGGGGAATTTAAATTCTCATGCACTATTGAAAATGGGAATTTGGAAAAGAGAGTTTATAGAGAGAAAAAAAAATCAAATTCTCCAAATTCTCCATATTCTCTTTCTGAGGTACTCTTAGTGCTTTTTGCGGAAAAATGCCCACTTTCGCAGAAATCTGATTTATCCTGCGAATTTGCGCATCGAGCCAGTGATGGACTGCGATGTGCGCTGGTTATTGAATGGTATGAAGATACCAGAGTTTGCAACCTGGATCGCTGTTGGATTAGAATGTTCAGCCGTGACAAATTGGCGTGGCGCAACCGCATGCTGAAAAAAAAATTAACCTTGGGCAAATAATATAATTAACCTTCCCAGTGAAATATAACAGGCAAAAAAGGTGCAAAAAAGCTGCAAAAATGGGTATTTTTCCAAGTGAGCAGGTGAGCAGGTGAGCAGGTGATCAGGTGAGCAGGTGAGCAGGTGATCAGGTGAGCAGGTGATCAGGTGAGCAGGTGAGCAGGTGATCAGGTGAGCAGGTGAGCAGGTGATCAAGTGAGCAGGTGATCAAGTGAGCAGGTGATCAAGTGAGCAGGTGAGCAGGTGATCAAAAAAAAACCCGCATTGCTGCGGGCTTTTTTTTTATTCGCTTTTTCCTAATAGTACGAAAAATAGGAATAAAAGAAGGTAGATTAGAAATTCAAACATAACCTAGCTACCATAAGAAAAACGCTTAAATAAACGTAGTATTTAAGCCAGTTAATTACTTTTTTCATTGTTTACCTCTCTATTGTTTTTTTTCTTTTGCAATAAAAGACCATAACTCATCCCATTCGCCTTGGTACATTTTGCGCCTATGTAGAACACGCGCATTATTTTCATTATATGCAATCAATTCACCATTTGACAGTGTTAAAACAAGCGTTGCACGTCCTTTCTCTCTCTTCATTGTTTACCTCTCTCTCTTATTGTTTTTGTAATTAATTTAGTCACTGTAATGATTACATACATCCAACTAAAGTTTACCAATATATACGGATTCATTATGTAATGTAATAGATACCAGTCATTTATGATTTGTTCCATTATTTACCTCTCTTTTTTAGTTTTATCAATTGATTTAACGAACATCTCTAACAATCCAAATAGATAAACCATTCATGTTTTCATGTATTTCTGGTTCTCTAAAATCACTTGCCGTTAATTTAGTGTAAAATGATTTTGTGCCATTCTCTTTTTTACGCTTAATGTATATACCTTCTATTTCATATTTTTCTAAAGTTTCCCATTTTTCTTTTTCTTCATTCCATTCTCTCTTTTCTTGAAAATGAATTGGTGATTTTAATACTTCATCATTATCAAGATCTATACACATTGTTTCAATATAACCAATGTCCTCAATGTTCATTGTATATTCGTTTTCTAGATATTGCGAAATAGCTTCAGTTACTTGATATCCATGTAATTTGATTTCCATTATTTACCTCTCTTTTTTTTGTTTGTTTGTTATTGCTGAACTACAAAAGACATTTTTTTATTTAATTCTTTTGTGATATTAGCTTTTGACATTTTCGCTCGCAATCCCACTATGACATTTACACCGTCATTTTCTTTAGTTCGTAAATCTGTTTTATCACCGTCAATTACTTTAATTCCATTGTATCTATTTGGTAGCTTGTCGTTTTTTTGAGAATTGAATACCATTGCTACATTATAGCCATTACTCATTTGTGTTCGAGTAATATCCATCTTTCCATAGTGTGAATAAGTTAATGAATAATTATTAGGTGTTTTTCTGTTAGGAATTTTCGTATAATCATAAAATTGCACATCTGGAAACAATTCAAATATAGTTTGTGAGTTTACTTTTATTTTTTCCCATTTTATGTCGCTATATGCATTCAATCTGAAAGTAGGAATAAAACCATAATATTCACTAAAAAGAATAGCTTTTTGAATGTCTTGGATTAAATCATTTAAAAAGCTTTCCCTATCTTCGAAAAAGCGTTTGGTTTTTCTTATTCTACCTTTAATCACGTTTGGATAACGGCCATTTCCATTACCTGCTACACAGACAGAACTACAATTACTTTTTTCTGTATTGTTTTCTTGAGTGCTTAATTTGTTTGCTAACGGACATACATTATACCCGCTTAAATCCGAATGCGCTAAACTTAAATAATATGTGTGTACATTTAATTTAAGATTCTTTTTAGCTTTGTAATTGATTGCGGGGCTGCTTAAAAGTTTCCCATAATAGTTTTTTGTCATTTTCTCTCTCTCTTGTGTTGGTTAAATGCGCCTCTCATAGCGCGCTAAAATATACTAAAAAGCGGGCAATTTGTCAACACTTCATTAAATAAAAAAAAGCTGTCCAACCTGGAACAAACAACCAGCGCACGAACTCGGACACATTGACGCATTGTGCAATTTGAAACCAGCGCAAAAAATTAAATTCACATATTGTTGAAGATACAGGTTTCATCAATTGCGTATAAGATACATTATGTATAATAGGGCGGGTATACCAAGGCAGACACACGATTTTGCCACCTATAGCGTCTTAAAATTTTTCCATTCGTTTTTGTCAACACTTTATGTGTAATTTCATATATGGAGGAAGTTTGGTCTAACTTAACTGATGAAAATACAGATAAGTGGCTGCATGCAATTGACCGCGCAGATCGCTACCATCGTATGATGGTTATTTTTCGCAGTGGACTAATCGAACCTGAAGTGCGTCACCTCCAGCTCGCAGCGCACAAGTTCTATGATCTCATGTCACCGCAGGAACTACGAGTGTTCCGCAAGCGTGTGAATGGTTTCTCATTTGTGCAGATAGCCGATGAAATGGCTATCACCGAAAGCAGCGTAAAGGAGTATTGGCGCAGAACACTAAAGAAGATAACAACTGTCATCGAAAAAAGTAGTAAAGATGAAGAAAAGTAAAGTAGATGGTGACAAGGTCAAAATGCTTGCGTCCTTTGGATGTAAGTATACTGACATCGGCAAGTATTTTGAAGTCAGCGAAGCATACATCCGTCGCGAGTTCAAGGAAAAGTACGAAGCTGGTCGCGAAGAAATGAAATTCAAACTACGTAGAGCCATGTGGACCAGCGCAATGGAGAACAACTCCATCGCAATGCAAATCTTCATGGCAAAGAATTATCTTGGTATGAGTGACAAAACTGCTGTTGACATGACTGGTAACCTGCAAACTGTACTCCAGGAGTGCGGTTTCGAGAGTAATCCGATTGATACAACAAATAGTGAACAAGCAAAAGCTATGGAGGATCTTGGGATACAACCCGACTCCACAGCAGTTGGCCGTTCATAGCAGTAAAGCGAGATGGCGCGTTTGCTTAATGGGCAGGCGTAGCGGAAAATCTTACATGGCAGCGCACGAAGTTCTGCCTTGGTTACTCACACCGAATACACGTGGTTGGATCGTAGGTCCTAATTATTCACTGGCAAATAAGATTGCTCGTGAAGTAAAGCGGGTGATAATGACTGAGCTACGCATTCCAGTGGAAAGTAAGAAAGAGATTTCTGGCGATTTGTACTATATGAAGTTGGCAGGTTTGAATAGTGAACTCGTAGTGAAGTCAGCAGATGCACCTGATTCATTGATCGGAGAAGGAATTGATTATTTAATTTGTGATGAAATGGCATTAATACCGCGCAATACGTTTGAAATGTACCTTCGCCCAACGCTGTCTGATAGGCAGGGCTGGGCGTTATTTTGTTCCACGCCACGCGGATTCAACTATTTACATAAGCTGTATGAGTATGGTCAAAGCACTGAGTATCCAGAATGGCAATCATGGAGATTTCCGTCTACAGCATCGCCATATTTCAAGGATGATCACGAAGAATTAAAGCGCACATTGACGAAGGAGACATATCTCCAGGAGATACTTTGTGAATTTCAGTCTTATGCGGGCAAGGTATATCCGATGGATCGTTTTTCTCAGGTAACGGAGAAGGCGAAGTATGATCCATCCAAGCCAGTGTATGTTGGTTTAGATTTTGGTTATCGCCACAGCGCAGCCGTTATAGTGCAGCTCCATAATCAGCAAAAGAATTTCGCTGATGTTTACCAGATAGATGAGTTGAACTTACAGAATGTGCGCACAGAAGAATTTGCAAGAAAACTTAACTCACTTGGTTACACGTATACAGGTATCTGGGGTGATCCTGCGGGTAGTGGTACTAATTTGCAGTCAGGTATCTCAGATATCGCTGTGTTTCAGAAAAATTCCTTAAAGGTGAATGTACGTCGTGACGCAGTCACTCGTAACGTAGTATCTGGTGTATCTCATGTGCGCAGGTGGTTTGAAGATGCTAATGGTGATGCGCATTTGTTCATTAATCCCAAGTGCAAGGCCAGTATAGAAGCCTACGAAAATTATCATTATCCCGAACACAGAGAAAACCAGACTTTACGCCATGAACCGCAGAAAGATGGTAAGTTTGATCATCATTGCGATGCGCTGCGTTTTCTATTAACGAATTTATTTCCCATGAAGAACCGACACGCTGGTGTCATCGATTTTTTTTAAAGGTAGAAGAATATGCTTACTATCCAAGATCAATCAGAAAGCGCAATATTATCTGCGTTAAAACAAAACTTACAGTATATCGAGGATGAGCGCACTCGTGAGCGTGATTATTTGATGGACTTCTACGAAGGTATCAATCTTGACAGTTATGTTAGTGATTACTTCGGGCCAGAGACATTACGTCAAACAGTGATCCCACAAAATAATTTAACACGTCGCGTCTGTAGTCTGCGCTCAATGACATACAAACGTCCACCGCGCATGCGTGCCAGTGAGTCTTATTTATCGTATATCGATAAGCATAGTTTACAGGCGCAGCGTAGAATCCTGGAGCGTTTGACCTTTTTACTGGGAACAATGGCGTTTCGTTCCAAATGGAATGAAGTAACGCAAAAAGTAGAATACGAGATTCTATCTCACTTCACACCGCTATTTTTAGCTGGCGATGCGAGAGATAAGCCTATCGGTATTATGTATCCGATTGAGAATCAAGGTAATGCACGTATGAATGATGTGGTTCACGCTGTGTGGACGGAAGAACGTTATGGTGTCCCTGGAAGGCATTTTTTAGTTGATGAAGATGGTACGATTATCAGTGTCAATGATCAGGATTTAAATCCGTATGGTATGCTACCAGTGACTTTTTGCCACCGCTACCCACCGATCCGTGATTATCACGTAGGTGACGCAATGGATGTAGTACAAACTGACTTAGCAGTGAATGTAGCGCTATTAGAATTGAATCTTGCTATCCGTTATGGGTGTTTGGGAATTAAATTTGTTACTGGAGTCGATGATCCATCACGTATTACTATTGGTACGGACAAAATTTTGTATTTACCAGAGCAAAGTAATTTTGGTGTGACATCCAGTGGTGGTAATCTGAATCAGATTATCGACTCGACAAGATTTTTAGTGGAAACTACTCTAAATAACAACCATATCCGCGCCAAATATGCCAGAGATGACTCAGGCAATGCGCCCAGCGCAGCGAGTTTAAGTATAATCGAAATGGAGAATGTCGATGAGCGCAATGCAATGACGGAAGATACATGGCGACCTTGGGAACAGCGCAGGTATCAAGTAGACAAAAGAATTTTGGAGATTGAAGCGAATGTGAACGTAGGAGATGAATATAGTGTTGATTTTCTCGAACCGAACTACGCACTTACACCTGAAGCGGAGATTGCTCTGTGGGATTGGCGTTTTTCGAGACAGTTATCAAGTCCTATGGATTGGTTCGACTATCACAATCCCGATGCCAGTGAAATGGATCGCGCACGTTTTCAAGAACAGCAAGACGCTGTTAATCAAGAAGAAGTTCCGCAAAATCGTTTACTTAACATCCTAACAAGCAATGCCAACAATAGACCAGGCAGTTAACAGCTATGAAAATAGTCTCGATGTCGCAATCAATGGATTTCAGCAAGATGTGGATGAATTGGAAGAAGAAGGTTTATCTACAACTGAAATATTGGGAGTTATCGCTGCAATTGACTTTACGTCCTATTTTGTTGACGAGTTACGCTTTTCTACCGCAATTAACTCCTTTATGGCTACAACGGAAGATATTCTTGATGATTTGCCGTTTTTTGGGCGTGCATCCGAAATACAACTTGTGGCTTTACAAAATTTACAGCGCCAAGGAATTGAAGGCGTAACGAGACAGGTGACCAACGCAATGCAAAATTCTATGGTTAGTGGATTGTCAAGCGGTTTACGTGGTGAAGCATTGAAAGATGTAATGCGTACATCGGTAAGATCAAATGTTCCACGCATGGAAAATATAATTGGCACACTTTTAGGTGACTATAGACGTTCTGTCATTGCTGTCATGGCCTTAGATGAGCCAGAAGATACATTATATGAATATATAGGTCCTGATGATGAGAAAACTCGTCCTATTTGTAGAACCTTTCTTGCCAGTGATCCACTAACGATAGATGAGATACGTCAAATTAAAGCAGATGGATTTGAGCATGGTGGTGGCGTAAATTGCAGGCATTACTTTAAACCAATCAATGTTTAAATTTCAAGATATACTCAAGTTTACTAAATCTGATGTAAAAGATATGGCAGATAATGCTGTCAAAAACCATAAAAAACAGATTAGTGCAGGTTTTGATTTTGAAAATAAACCTTTTAAGCCATATAATCCCGCTTATGCTAAACGCAAGGGAGTGTCACGCAGCGCAGTTGATCTGAAACTCACTGGTAAAATGCTTAATGCATTTGATGTACAGCGTGTGACTGTTAAAAAGAATCAGGAAATTCAGTTTTTATATGGTATTAAGAAAAATAAGCAAGGAACAAAGATGATGGAGCATAGCACTGGCGTGCCTGACAAGCGATTACCAAAGCGATCCATCGCAGAAAACCAAGAATTAGGCGATTTTGTTGAAAACGGAATCGTCAAAGACTTCGCCAATACAATTGGCAAGAACCTATCACGCATGAGCAAGACACGCGTTCAAATCAACATATAGGAGGGCAGTATGTCCGAAGAACAAGCAGTTGCACAGGAAGTGCCAGAATCTACACTTGATCCTGTAGGTCCAGAACAAAAAGCAGAACAGAACCAACAGCAACTCGAAGTTGGTAATCTGATAGCGGAGAGCAAGAAATATCGATCTCGCGCCCAAAGCGCAGAGCAAGAACTTGCAAAACTCCGCAAAGAAATCGAGAATACTCGGATTTCACAATTAGAAGAACAGGAACAATGGAAGTCTCTTGCCGAAGAAAGAGCTACTAAGCTCCAGGAACTCGAACCCATTGTTGAGATGGCGCAAAAACAAGAAGCGTCATTACGTGCGGAACTTCTTAGTGAATTACCCGAGGATGATCACGAAGCATTTGGGAAGCTACCCATAGATTCACTTCGTGCAATTGTCAAGAAATTTAGAAATCAACGCTTGGCGGTATCCAGCGCTCCATCTGCGCCTATGAATGATAGCAGTGTTGAACTGCGTAAAATAAAAGACGAAGATAGACGCATGAATTGGAGCAATATCGTGGATTCCTACAAGCGTAAAAGTCAATAAGGAATTGAAAAATGGCTGATGGTAACGTAACACCCACCACGGCGGCTAAGTTCATCCCTGAGTTCGACAGGACGTTTTCATAGGTAACTATGATTATTATTATTGCGGAATTAAGCGGGAAACCTAAGTGCATTAGCATAAGGCAATCCGAACCGAAGGCTGCGTTTAGCGCAGCCAGGGGCAGAGCATAGATGGTGAAAAGATATAATCCATCCACGAGTCCGCGACCACTTACTGAGTAGAAGAGATATGCCGATACCCAGTGGAAACGCTGGGATGTGAGATAAAAAACTCACTGTAACACTTGATGGCGGGATGCCATATTAGACTATGCAGAACGTAAGTTTGTCTTACGTAATCAGGTGATGGACTTCTCATCCGAAATGCCCACTGGCGATACTTTACATATCCCCAAGGTAACAGAGGAGACTGCTGCATCGAAATCCGCAGGAACTGCGGTAACTTACACCAACAATACTGATGGTGAAGTCACAATTAGTGTTGATCAACATCATTACGAAGCAAAACGTATTGATGATATTGTTCGCGTCCAAGAAAGTGCAAACCTTTTTGGTGCATATGCTCAATCTATGGGCTATGCGCTGGCGAAAAAGGTAGAAAACTACTTGGCAGTGGATATTATCCAATCCGCAACTGGTAATGATGTAACTCTTGGAACAGACAATCAAGTCACATCCGCACTCTTGCGTACTGGACTTCAAAAGCTGCTTGATGCAGGTTTTGATTACGCAGATGGTGAAACATTCTTGTATGCTTCTCCTGCTGCGTACATGTATCTCTTGAGTCTACAGGATTTCTATGATTCATCTCGCAGAGGTGATGAGCAGAATCCTAATGTCTCTGGAGGCGTAGGCATGATCTATGGTATGCCAACATACATCTCAACTGATTGGGATGATGATGGTGGCACAGGTGATGAAAGTGCGTCTGTTTTCAAAAAAGAAGCAGTGTACATGGCAATGCAGATTGCACCTCGCGTGCAGTCGGCCTATGATATTGACCACCTCGCCACAAGCGTGGTAGCCGACATTTTGTTTGGCGCGTCTTTATCACATGGTGCTTCCAGCACATCACTTGGAGTGGTTAACTTCAACAATCCATAAACCTGGATTACTCATAATAATAGCGGGGTGGTGTTTATCATCCCGCTATTTTTCAAGGAGATAATATGAAATACTTTAAAAGAAAAGATGGCTCTGTATTCGGCAAAGTTGATAGCATAAGTAAAGAACAAATCGATCAATATATCGCTGATGGCTGCGAACCTTGTAATATTGATGGTGTCGTGAAGAAAGCCAAGAAAAAAATTAGTTTAAAGAAAAAGAAATGAAAACTAACGATTTTTTGTGTAATCGTTGTTCCTATAAATGGGAACTATTATGGTCCAAGGATGATAAGATTACTTGCCCAAAATGCAAATCAAAAAAAGTTCGCAAATTGTTTGCCAGTCCAACCATCCATATGAAATCAATATCAGATGCCAGTTTACGAAATCAAGGTATCATAGAATAATAACCGAAATGCCCATGAGATAAGTCACGCTCGGTAAGGCATTTAGAAAGGAGAAACAAGATGGCTGATCTTTCCAAGCATTCAGTGGTAGAGTCACTGAATATAAGCAGTTCTGCAAATCATTCCGTACAATCCGCACAAAGTGTAACCACAAGCACTGAATACAATTTAGATGTCAGCGCTATACATAGCATTATATTGCAACCCAGTAGTGATGTATACTACGGATTTAGCGCATCGGCCAGCGATATGATTAATGCTTCTAACAGTTTGTATCTGGCTGGCGGTGATACTATTTATGAACTCAATGTTCCACAAGGTATAGGTGCGACTGTCTACTTACATCTTTTGGGTAAAGGTGCTACATCCACTGTACGCATCGTTTTAGCGTAGAGGTATATCATGGCATCATTCAAGAATTTAATAAGCACTACATCCGCGCAAATCGCTTCAGGCGGTACAATTACAGGAGATTTAGTAATAAATGGTGATCTCCAGGTGGATGGAGATGGCAGTCTTAGTTTCGACGAAATCATTGAAGGTACATCAGTAATAGATGTAACCAATACAGAAGCCTTCCTCGTGAGGAAAGATAGTGACGGGGGCGACACTTTGCTTGTGGACACGACGAATCAAAAAATTGGTATAAACAAATCCAGCCCTACTGGTACATTGCATATCTCTGCTCCTTCAGGCTCTGCACCTACAATGTATTTTGAGCAGTACACATCAGCAACAGATGGAACATTGGGTGAAATATCATTTGGAAATAGAGCAGTAGATGGTCAGCTTGCATTAATTTCAGCAAAAAATGATGGAGCAAATGATTCTGCTCATATAGCATTTAGTACGGAAGTTGCAAGTGGTGCGTTAGCTGAACGCATGAGAATCACATCGGCTGGTTTGATGGGCATTGGAACTGGTGCGAATGTAGATGAACTTCTTCATGTGCAAAATGATTCAAATAATGCAGTCATTAAAATAGAAGCTGGAAGTTCCAGTACAGGCGCAAGACTGCAAATGATTTCAGCTACAAACGATACTGGTGATATCAACTTTGGCGATTCTGGAGATACAAATATTGGTCGTATTAAATATGACCATACTGATAACTATTTAGCAATCCATACTAATGATGCAGAGAAGTTTAGAATTGATAGTTCGGGAAACGTCGGAATAAATACAGCTACACCCAGTTCATATAATATAGGTTCTAGGACTTTAGTCGTTAGCTCTGGGTCAGGTTCAGTGGGTGGAATTACAATAGCAAATCCGACAGATGGTTCTGGCTATCTCACTTGGTGCGACACCGCTAACACTACGAATCAAGCATGGATTGGTTATATCCATGATGGAAATTCGCTTGTATTTGCATCTAATAGTTCCGAGCGCATGAGGTTGGATAGCTCAGGAAGATTAGGAATTGGCACAACTACTCCTTATTCTCCACTGACGATAGAAACATCTTTAGATGCGGCTGATGATGCCGACCAAGATAAATTTGCTTTAATGATTAGAAATGCCGCAGATGATAATAATGAAGAAGTAGGCATAGGTTTTAGAATTTCGTCAAATCAAGCCGCTACCAATGCACCGGGGGGTGCAATTACATTTGAAAGAACAACTTCAAATTCTGTCGGTAGTTTACATTTTAAGACAGCTCCATCGAGTGAAACTTTACCCACAAGAATGACGATTGACTCTTCAGGCAACTGCGGGATTGGGGAGACATCTCCTCTCGGTAAGCTCCATGTTAAAACTGCTGATAGTGGTTCAACTGCTCATGCAGATGCCGATGAGTTGGTGGTTGAAGGAAGTACATCCGCTGGTATAAGTATTATTTCTGACCACGATGCCACAGCAAAGATTATCTTTGGCTGTGCTGAAGATACACAAGCCGCAAGAATTACCAACACTCAAAGTACAGGAGTATTCACCATTGGAGCCTGCCAAACAAATGGTGTGACTAAGATAGAAGCTGGAGCTGGTAATGTTCGTATGGTCATTGATGACAACTCCCGAATCTCACTATCGAATAATGATAGTGGTGGTACTGGTGGAGCAGACTCCACTTCTGGAAATACATTATTGGGTTATTTGGCTGGGGAAGATATTGCTTCTGGTGGATTAAATAATACTCTGATTGGACATGGTGCTGGGAAAGAGATAACTACTGGAGATGAAAATGTCGCAATCGGACAAAGTGCATTATTGGTCTCCACGACAACTTCTGATTGTGTTGCGGTTGGCTCTGGGGCTTTAGCGGCAGTTAATAATGCTGATGCAGATGGTACGGTTGCTGTGGGATATAATGCAGGGTTGGCTATTACAGAAGCTCAATATTCTACATTTGTTGGCTATCAGAGTGGAAAAGCCACTGTAGCGGCAAATCATAATACTGCATTTGGATATAACACATTAGTAACTTGTACTGGAGAATGCAATACAGTAGTAGGTTCTCATGCGGGAGATGCAATGGGAAATAATTCTCATAATACAGTAATGGGTTACAATGCTTTATCAGCGGCAGATGGTGGTGAAACCAATAATGTTGTTATAGGCTCTGGGGCTGGTTCAGCTATAAACTCATCTGGTTGTGATGATAATATTATAATAGGCTATAATGCTGGTGTAGGAAACATAGACCAATGTGTAGCTATTGGATTTGAAGCATTACAATCTACTGCCACTAACGATGTTGCAAATAGCAGAGGAACTGTAGCAATAGGCTCATCTGCTCTCACATCCCTGACATCAGCTAATAGGTGCGTCGGGATTGGCTATCAAGCCTTAGAAGACTTAACAGCGGGAGATGGTGGAACTGGTCATTGTACGGCAGTCGGATATGGCTCACTCAAAAATGCTACAGGAAGGTCGAATACGGCTTTTGGTGAAAGTTCAGGTGATGCCATCGTGGCTGGAACTTATAATACATTATTAGGCAGTCAGACAGCTACAGACGACGCTTCTGCCACTAACCAAACTGTTATTGGATATGGAGTGACAGGAGTAGCAGACAATTCAGTAACTCTTGGTAATGGGTCTGTGACTAAGGTTTATATGTCTTCAGATGGCGATGCTGAAATGTATGCTAATGGGACAATAA